AGCTGCATGGCCGTTCCTCGAGATCGGTTCATGCGGATCAATGGAGATGATGTCATCTTCCCTGCTTCAGCGAAGGAGTACAATAGGTGGAAGTCAGCGACCAGGTGCGTGGGGTTGGAGTTCTCCGTAGGGAAGAACTACTACTCCAGGGACCTAGCACTTGTTAATTCCGTCTATTGTACCTTCGATAAGAAACAAGGACGATGGGTGTCTCTTCCCGTACCCAACGTGGGACTTCTAAACAGTCCTGTAGATTTAAAGACCGTCGATGCCGTGAATGGAAGACAGATAATGCCTTGGGAGACTCTGGCACAACTCTGGAAGACCTTCTTCAGTGCTTGTCACAAGAAGAAGCTCATCCGGACTTATGAACAGATGTTCCGTAAGTATTATCCAATTCTCCACAGCTTTCCGGGTCCAATCTATGGTCCTGTTGAGTATGGTGCTTTTGGAGCACCAGTCCCAGAGGGGCATCAGTTCACAAAGAACCAACTCATGTGGATGAATGCACATCGCCTGGGTATCTTCAATTATCTTGAGGGAACACGATCTGATTATTCCAGTATCACTACTAGGTATCAGCGGTTCCTTGAAGATGTGAGATACAAGGGGCAGATGTCCTTCCGTACACCTGAGTATGGAGATGCATTTGGTCCTCCGGACCAGGCACATCTGATTAGTGATCCATATGCACGTGATGGTGGTATGTCAAATGGTCTTATGGCCATGAGGAGGTGGATGGTTGAGCTACAGTCAGAGAAGAAGGTGAGGATCTTTTCCGCGAGGAGATGGAATAAGTTCAAACTTAGCCGTGCTAAGTCTGGAGGTATTCCACCTCTTCCCGCAAATTATCTTCACAAGGTTCTCGAGAATGCGGCCCATTTCCCTCGTCCAGCATGGGCCCGACATCGGGATATGTTGGGATCCAGGTATGAGGATAGTGCGTTGTACCTGCATGAAATCTTCCAGGCACCACATTAATCAGAAGAGACCACCGTGGTGATCCCCCTGAAATGGTCCCCTCCGGGGCATGAAGTGAATTTCATGGCTAAAACTAAATCTAAGAAGACTCAGATTCAGCAGAAGAAGTCGGGTAAACCCCGCCGACCTGTGACCCAAGCACAGAACTCTCTGGTTGGCCGATATGCCAGGTTGTTACACAACCCAGACAATGGAGACCATGCCTTTGACGTCTATGATGGGGAAAGGGGTGAGACACAGAAGTTTGTCAGTACCATTACTCTCAATACCACTGCAGGCCACACTAGCGGTTTCATTGCTATGTGTGGGGCAACTGGTAGTGGGACTTCTGCCACTAGCGCTTCCTCGAACTCCGCCCTAGCATGGTCAATCACAAATTCTGGTTTTCCTGGGGCTGCCTTTTTGGCAGCTAATGCGTATAAGACACGATGCAAGGCACTCAAGCTGGAATTAATTCCAGCCGCGGCAAGCTTCAACACCATCACTGGTGAGGTGGCTGCGGGAGTGACAACCAGCAATGTCTTCACGATTAACCCGTCGGTTGACCAGTTCTTTGATCAGGCGAAGGCATATGGGCCCCTGAGAAGAGAGGTGGTGTGTTCACGGTGGATGCCATCTGGCCTCGACCATACCTATGCCGTCTACAATAGCAGCATCTCAGAGGATCAGAACCTCGTATTTATTGCTTACAGGGGGTGGCCCGCAGGGGTACCACTCTCTGTACGCATTTCTTACGTGGTCGAGTACACTGTGAGGGTTGCTATTGGTATTCCTCCAACGGGCGCCGTATCGGCACCCTTGGGCCATGCCCAGGTCATTGCACAGATGCAAAGCTCCGATCCCCATTGGCATCATTCCATACTGGATGAGCTCAAGGGGGCTGGGGCGGGTATCATGCATGACGTGGGGGTGTTTGGTAGGAGGATGGCAAGAGAAGGCATGGTGAGAGTTGCGGGACAGTTCTTTAAAAGATCTGCCCCACTTCTTCTGACGGCTTGATTTCGTGAGTCGGAGGTTACCGTTCCGTGATCTGAAACAGGATCAAAGTGCGGTGGCCTAGGATACTATACCCGGTGGGGTGATAATACACATGGAGTAATCCAAAGAACCAGGCTTCCTGGAACTTTAGATAGACCCACCTCTGTGCTATCTCGACGAGTACAGTATACCCGGACACTCGCAAGGAAGTCTTGCGCGCCTGAGATTATATCAAAATGGTGTTAAATGATGGGAGTGTGGGAGTCTAAAGTTTGTCTGGTTGGTCATGGTCCTCGGAGGAGGATCATGTGTTCCTTTCGGAACAGGCAGTAGAGGTCTTGACTGGTTTCACCCAGTTTCGACATACTGTCC